CGAGACGGCCGTCAGCGAGAGGCGGACGCCGGCCACCGGAAACATGTAGTTGGTCGTTCCATTGGAGGCGACGGCCGTCAGGTTGGCATCGGGGAAGAAGACGGGCGTCCTTGAATTGAGCGAGGAGCCAAGACCGGGCCCGAGATTGGAGAGGAACTGCGGGTCGTCAAGCGTGTACAAAACGCTGTAGGTAAATGTCCCGCTCGAAGATCCGGTCACCGCTACCGATGCATTGAACGGCGTCGAGCGGCGGTAGCTCAGATTGATCGTCTGCGAGCAGCTCACGCCGGTCAGGGTCACATATTGCGGATTCGGCATGGTCCACCCTTAGACGCACCCCCTTAGGTGACGGTTGCGGCGATCTGGACGCTGGTGAGAACCTGCGGCGCAGTCTCGACGGTGACGTCGATCGACGCCGTAAAACTGACGCCCGCAATGGCCAGGGACACCGAGACGGTGTCCGCGCCGGGTGCAATCGCCAGTTCTGTCGCGGTCAGGCCGCTCGCCGCTGGCGTCAGCGTGCCGGTGGCCGGCGTGATGTCGCTCCAGACCGGAGCCGCATCAGGTGCCGGCGTGGTCAGCATCGGGTTGCCGTTCTGGTCCAGGAAGACCAGCGCAAAGGCGACGGTATGGCCGACGGTCAGGGTGACACTGCTCACGTGGATACTCCTATGGTGATGGCGATGATGATGGCGCGGTAGAACAATCGCGATCAGCAGCACGCTCGTGAGGTGCTGACGATGATGATGGTGCCTCGCCATCAGGCACCTTATTTGCCATGGCCAGTGAACCCGCCGCTGCCGGAAACTTGGCCGGCGCCGTGATCGGCCGGATGGTCGCTCATGCCGCCGCGGCCGGCGGAGCTAAACGGGCTCTTATCGCTGCCGATGCCGCCGCCGCGCGCCTTCTTGATGCGGTGCTTGCCCTTGTGGCCGTGCGCATGACCCATGTGGTGCACCGCGCCGCCATGCTTCTTCTCTTCGGCTTCGTGCTCGACATGCGAGCCCTTGCCGGCATAGACCACCCGTCCGCCCTTGGCCCGGTGATGCATTTTGTGACGATGTGCCATATCAAGCTCCTTCAGGCAGTAATGGACTGCAGGGCTTTAAGGACGAAGACCGCAGACGATGCGGTAATCGTGCTTGAGTTAAGCCGAACGGCGCCTATCGGAGACAGGACCGTGTAGACAGCATTGAGAACCGTCACCGAAGACCCCACCATAGCGGTGGCCGAACTCAGCAGCGCCCAAGTCGCAGATGATCCACCGGGCAGGATTTGGTCGTCCAGTGACATCTCAATCTGAACAACGCTGAGGGATGAAGCGACCGACGCCGAAAGCAACACCGTAGTCGATTTCGACACCGGATTGAGAACCAGGGTAGCCGTGCCGACGGACGAGAGAGTTACAGACTGTGCCATTTACCTTTTGTTCCTCTGATCAACCGACCTGCACCTGCCACTCGATGCTGTTGAGAATTTCAGCGGCAGACGTCGCGGCGAACTGAGAGTTCACAACATTGAACGCCGGGCCGTTCACGGCGGCTTGGATCGATGGCTTGTTGAAGACGCGGATCATGGCGATGCCTTAGCTGGTCGGATAGGTGCCGTAGATGTGCCGCCAGTCGTAATACGTCGGCACATAACGCTGGTAGCCCTTGACCAGGAGGTTGTCGGTCGAGAACTCGACACTCATGTCGGTCTCGAATGCCTTGCGGTGGAAGAACACGAGACCCGGGATGTTGGTCAGGACGAACCATGCGAACGACGAGGAAAGGTAGTCATAGACCATGTAGCCGCCCTTGAAGGACTGCTCCATTTCCTTGACCGCGTTGATGTCGTTGTTGCCGGTGCCGACCCGCAGCTCCGAGCGGAACAGACGGGCGGCGATCGGCTCCAGATTGGCCGGGATGATCAGCTTCTCGCCGCGGGCATGGATCTTCAGGCCGGCGTAGTTCTTCCAGGTCGAGCGGATGGTGATCGCCGCATTGAGGAGCGAGGTCTCGTTGAGGCTGACGTCCGGCGATGGCTGGTTCGCGATGGTCGCGCCGTCGATCGGGTGCGCGGTGTTGATCAGCGAGACCTGGTCGCCCTGTACCTGCGGGTTGAAGGTCGTTCCGGTATTCAAGATGTTGCCGGCGTAGACCTCCTCGGTCTCCTTGAAGGCATCCATCAGCCCGTCATTGTTCGGGCCGAACTCCGCCTTGTACAAATTGTCGTCGATCGCCGGGCGGGTGATCGCGTACATCAGCCCGATCTCGAAGTGCTGCGCGTTATAGATGAAGCGCTGCCCCATGTTGTTGTCGGTTGCGGTCGGCGCGCCCTCATTCTTGACCTGGGCGTAGCCGAGGAAGCGGACCGCGGCGCGGCGCTCCAGCGACATGTTGCTGTCGACCGCCTTGAAGATCTTGGTGTGCTGCCGCTCGATCATCGGGTAGCGGCCGTCGATGCCCCAGAGGCCCGGGAGAAGGAGGTCCTTGATTTGCGAAAGTGCGACGGGCATTTACATGGCCTCCTTCAGATTGCGCTCTTGGCCGTCAATTGGAGACGGTCACAGTTGTTGAAGCGCACGACCACGATGTTTGCCGCGTTGGTATTGTCGGTGCCGTTGATGAAGGCGGCGGTGCCGACGTTAGGCACGCCCGGCGGCGCATAGGCGGAGTAGAAATCGACCAAGCGGAATGGCAGTGTGTTGGTTGTGGCGACGGTGCTCGACAGCAATGTCGCGTTGGAATAGCCGGTCGCCTGGTTGCCGAGCGATGACGTGATGCTCATGCCGATATTTGAGCCAATCATCGACGAGGTGATCGCGCCCGACGTCGAGCCCTGCGCGATGAACTGCGCATCCGGATAATCGATAATGTAGGCCTTGATATCGCCGGTCGAACCGGTGACCGAGCCGCCATAGAAGTTGGTCCAGACCACGCGGCCGGCGGCTGGCGAGAACTGATAGCAGCCTTGGAACACGCCTCGGATCTGGCTGATGCCGGAGGTCGCGGAGGTGATGTAGGGGCCGGAGTTGTTGGTGCCGCCGGTGGTCGATGTGATGACGGCATCGCCCCGGAAAATCAGCGAGGCATCGGTCGACGCGATCCAGATTGGCGTCATGCCCGCCTGCGGCGATGCGCCCTCGGCATTGCCGAAGATCTGGAAACCTTGCGTCGGGTTGTTGAGCGTATTTGCCATGGATGGCTCCAATTGGTGACCAGCCGCGAGGATTCGCGCTCTTGGTCATCATCTGAGCCTCCACGGCGTGCGGAGGGTGGACATCAGGGCCAGCGCGGCCCCAATGAAGTGAGCGATAACTCAGAACTTCGTGAAATGCAAGAGGCCCCGGTTATTAGCCGGGGCCTTGTCTTATTGTTCCGTCGCCGTAAAGCGCTGAAATGGGAACCACCTCCTAATCCGGGATCTCAATCCGCTCAAAGCTCTTCTTGATCGTATTGCCGCGGGTCGCAGTCGGGTGATCCGAACCGGTCACATTGGGAATGCCGCGACCGAGTTGCTCCTCGACCACCTGCATCGGCCGCCGCGCCTCGCGGTGCGCCGCCATCCGGGCCTTGGCATCGATCTCGGCCGGCCGCGCGACGAGCATGCAGTCATCGACCCCGATGACATCGGCATGGCCCTTCGGCATGAAGATACCGTTCAAAATGCCGTCAAAATCTTCCTGGTGCACCGGCGTCCAGCCGCCGCGGGTAAACTTCGAGACCTCCTGCGGCGTCTCCATGCCGCGCACCGAGCGGGTGATCCATTGCAGGGCAACGCCATCCCGGCGCAGCGCCTCGATGATCTCGTCGGGGATCTTGAGCCGGTCGACGCCATCGACGCCGACGCCGACAAAGTCCTCGCTCTCCCAATTCGGCCGCGCCTTCATCTTGGCGAGCATCGACTTCGGCTCGGCGCGGTCGGCTGCGGCCTTGACGTCGGCTAGGCCCGGCTTGCCGCGGGGTTTGCCCTTCGGCCAGCCGCCGCGGCGGGGCGTGGTTTCAGTCACGATATCATCTGACATTGGATAGGTTCCTTATAACGACGCGCGTTGACCGCAATCATCGCGATACGGTGACATTCGATACATCCCGAATTATCTACAAATCGCAACATACCATGGCCTTTCTTGCAGGGCTTTCCCAAATAACGCTTTTGGCCCGCGGCTCTCGCGCTGCGACGCGCGACCCCCGTTGTCGTAAGCGACTTGCCTTTCTTTGCGAGAGACACTTTCAGACGAGTTTCCTGCGAAACCACCTTCCCGCAATGCGCCAATCTGACCGCCCTATATATTCGCTGCTTCACTGCCGACGAACGAGATAAGGCGATTTGACGCAGCTTTTCCTTGGTCTCGTCGGAGAGCTTGCGTCCGGTCGCTTGGCGACGTCGATCTTCGGTCCATTTAACGCCAGTCGCCCCTTATCCCCCGAGGCTTAGATTATATTCTGGCGCTATTCGCGCGATCCAGTCTCTCTCCATCGCGAATGCGCCGGCCTCGGTTTTCGATGACCCGATTGCGCCGATCATGAAATTCTCCGCGCCGTGTTTGCGTATTGCCCGATGGAGCAAGTAACCTCTTCCTTTTTTGGCTTCTGTGAGATGAGAACGCCAGCGCCGTTTAATCGCAATCCCGATACTGTTGCCGCTCGTTTTCCCAACATATCTCTTGCCGTTAAGAAGATTGCGAATCAGATATGCAACAAAAACGCGAGGCGGCATTAGGACGCAACCTAGCCTGTAGCTTCGGTCGTCTGGCGATACTCGCCATTTGCGCGCATTCTTATAAGTTTCGCCTTATTCATTGCATACAACCTCTCTTTTTGTTCATCGGTCATGTCGCTCGCCGAAAAGCTTTTGCGCGCGATGTCGCGCTCCTCCGGCGTCAGGGTGATGCGGTTGGTTTGGCGCTGCCCCGAGGGACCGGGGACATCGCGGGACACGGGGGCGGACACGGACATGCTCCTTCGCTGCGGTTGGGTTTGCGGCTCCGGCGCGGGCGCGGCCTTGAGCCCAAGCTCGACGTCGATGGCGTCAAAATATTCCTTAGAAAATTCCGGAAGCCGCTTGGTATCGACGAGATAGCCATGGAGACCTTGGATTTGCCGGTTCTTGGTCGGGTCGGTCCAATAGTCGGGATGGGAGCGGAGCCAAGTCTTGGCGGCGTCCGGCAGGTTGCGGATCTGGCTCTCGAAGTCCGGCCGCGCTTGCTCTTGCCGCTGCGGCGGCGCCTTCTTGTCCTGCTCGCGCTTGCTGTCGAATGCGGACTTGTTGTCTTCGAGCCGATCGATGCGCGCGCTGGCGGTCGCCATGATGCGCTGCGCCTTGCCGGCCGCGGCCCAGTCGCCATTGGTTGCCGCTGCCGCATAGGCCGACTCGGCCTGCTCCAGCGAAGCCTGCTCGGCGGCAATGGCCGTGAGGACCGAATTGTATTCGGCATCAACGCGGTCGCCGCGCTCACGATGCAGCTCTTCCTCGCGCTCACGCGCAATTCGGGTCTGCTCATCGGCGCGGCGGTTGGCCTCGGCGAGGCTTCGTTGCAGATCCTCGGCGCGCTGCGTTGCCTCCAGCGCCTTCTTGACGGCGTCATCGTCGGTCGGCTCGGCCTTGGCGGTCTTTTGCGGCGCGACCTCGATCTCGGCGTCCGGCGGCGG